CTTACTTATATGAGTCAATCAGGGCTAACCGTTGGCGATGTGTTTGATAAGTTAACAGGAAAATTTGATGCAATTGCCTCCTTTACGCTCTCAGGTATAAGTGTAGTGTTTATTTGTTTCTCGCTTTCATAATACCAGACTTTTATCATTTGCAAACACGCCTGAACTAATTCAAAAGGAATGTCTATTGGCTCTGTAAATCCTACGTTTAACTCAACTGTCTTAACATCTGGATAAATAGTAAACATCGGCTGTTCATAAGCAAATGGTGCAGGGTCGGTCACAATAGAGTTAATTGGATAGTCGTAAACTTTTACTTGGCACGCTCCTTTATAAGTCTTATTACGTGGGTAAAAGATTAAGTTTGTTCTTTTTTCGATATAAGAACACGCACTGTTTATCATCGCTGTAATCTCGGCATCATCATCCGTAAGCGTTGTGTCTATCCTAAGATAGTTCTTTGCTCTTTCTAATGATATGACTGATAAGTAACTCATTACTCTTTCGTTTTAGTTTTCTTTTCTTGTTTTAATTCAGCAACTCCAACCCTTATAAGATAATTTCCTCGTTCGTTACTTACTTCAATAACTTCTCCAGTAATATTATCTAAATGATTTTTTAATAGTTTGATTTTCATTTCAGTAATTATTTTATTATTTCAAAGATACAAAAAAAGCCATTCAAATTAACGAATGGCTTTTTAATTTATAATCTAATTAAAACTATGCTTGCGCTGTAGTTCCTTTAATGAAGTAAGTCGCTCCATAAACTGGTAAAGCAAAATTACCCTCGATACGAACAGTTACTTTATTTTCACGAACGTTTGTTCCATCTTGCTCAAAGAATTCAATTCTCATTGATTCTTGTGTTAGCAATTGCGCTCCTTCCAAGTCTCCAACAATGTAGTCAGTTCCAGTTAATGCAGTAGAAGCATAAGCAGGAATGCCCATAAAGAATAAACGTCCATTAACGATAGACACGCCCTGTGGCAAATCATATTCTCCAGATCCAGCAGCTTTATTCAAGAAAAAAGAATAGTAAGCAGAAGGACGTAAGATTATAGCGTTTGCGCTTCTTTGAAATGCATCTTCAAGTCTTGAAATGTCCGAAATAATCTTCTCGATTAAAGGCAAAGTAATAGTAGCTGTAGATGCTGTAAAATTACCAGCAGTCAAAATACCTTTAATATTTGGAGTAACTCCAGAACCGTAAAGAACTTGATTGTCTAATACATTTCTGAATTTTTGTGGCAATCTTCTTTGTAGGTAAGAAATAAATCCGGGAATATTACTCATTGCTTTACGAGTTACTCTCATCCATCCAGCAATGGTTTCTACTTGTACAGTGGCTTCCTCTAAATCTAAGTCGAACTGTGCTTTTAATGCTCCTTCAGCAGTTGGCGCAATTTCTCCTTCTCCAACTCCAACCTCACGCATGAAAGTAAACGAGTTACCAGCACCAATTGTTCCACCCGGTATAATTTCGTCCATGTGAACCTTACGAGAAGGCAAGTCAATAATTTGAGGTGCGAATACTTGACCGTATCTGTTTCCACCAGTAACATTTGAAGTTGTAAAGTCTCCAACTGCTTTTAATTCAAGCTCTACAGATTTTGTTTTCTTATCTCTGAAATCTTCAATTTCTTTTGATTTACCTAAGATAGCTGCTTTTAAAACCTCGTCGAAATTTTCTTGCCCTTTGTTGTTTGTAGGAGAAACATTTTTTAAACGAATGTCTAATTTATCAGCATGGTCTTGCACGGCTTTAATTTCAGCCATGAATTTAGTCTCCATTGCCAAATTAGCTTCTGCTAATTTTGTTTCAAATGCTTTTTGCGTTTTTGCGTCTGAATCAGCTAGTTTAGTTTCAAAGGCAGTCATTTGCTCTTTTACTTCCGATGCTGTTTTTGTCTCTAATGCTGTTTTTAATAAATCAAATTCAGCTTTTACTTCTAAGTCTAATGCCATGTTATTTTAAATTTAATGATTGTGTTAGTGATTTTAAAGAGTCTAATATAATCGGCTTTTCGTTCAAAGTGTCAGTTTCTGACGGCTCGTTTGAAAGTGATTTTAATATTGTTTCAATTTGTCTTAGTCTTGAATCAGAGTAATCCAAATTATATGATTTTTCAATGAGTTCTAAAATACCGTAAGTAGATTTTATGCTTTTAATTCCCTGTACCGTACTTAGCTCATTTGCGCCCCAAGAGGATAAAAACGAATATTCCATTAATTTATATTCGTTAATAATATTTTTGTTTTTAACATCACGCTGCATTACTTTGTAGCCAATTGATAGTTCAGCATTCAATCCAGAAGAATGCATAAGCTGTATATCTGTGAATAAATCCTTTCCTAATGGTTTATTAAGGTTAAATTGAGTAGTTGTTAGCAATCCAAAACTATCTTTAGTATCGATAACTAAAGGCACGCCAACCATCATAGTTGGGTTGTGGTCTTTCAATACTCTAATGCGTTTAAAGTTTTCAGCTACGGTCTTGTCAAAACTCCCATAAGCAGAAATATCCCCATCCGAGTCTTTGAAATTATAAGTATTTGCATAAGCTACAACAACACCTTTTGTATCATCCATATCTTTTACATCTACTGATAGCTGTTTGAATTTAAAATCTTCCATATTAAACAGATTTAGTCTTTTCTATTTTGTTTTAATATTAAATTACCTTCTTTATCTCTTTTTGCTTCAAATCGTATTGTACAACGACAATTAATAACTTGACTTGCTCCCCCTTGTGGGTCTCCTGCATACATTAACTCCCTGCCATCAGCCATTACAAAAGGTTCGTTTAATTCTGCTCTTTGTCCGTTCTCTATTTCGTGGTCGTGTCGCACTCTTTTATCTTTCAAAGATACCCAAAATTTTAACAATTGCAAATTACTTTTTTGCGCCTCTTGAAACTTAGCAAAATTGCTAGCTGTTGTTGTTTCAGTTACGGCTATACGTAACGCTTGCCATTTGTAATACGTACCGCTTTTACTCGCTATTCTATAAATTAAATCTCTTAATTCAGATAGACTAATTTCGTCTTTTGCAAAAGGCTTTATTTGGTCAACAACTGTTTTAATTAATGTCTGTTGTATCGATAAAATTTTAGCACCCGATTCAGAACTATTGAGAAAGTTAAGGACTTCTTGTAAAAATTCGTCATTAAATAAAATATTTTTAGGCTTGTCTATTTTAAAACGTTTCTTAGCTTGTTTTCCGATGTCATAATACAAATCAACTAACATTGCTTTTACTTTAGCTTCTGTGATATTCGATGCTATTAACGCCTCGTAAGTACTAATACCAAGATTACCCAAAGGAATAGCCAAAAGCATATCTTTAATATGATATTGAATGATTCTGTAAGCTTTACGCTCATAACGCTCTTTTATCTGTAACTCAGTCATTACAATTGTGTTATATCATTCGGGTTATAATCATCAATTCGTTGCTTACCGCTATTAATCCAAACTACATCCATTCCTTCATCATCTAATGACTCATACTTAAATGCGGTTCTAATCTCGTTAGGCTTCAAAGGTAAAAGGTTCAACGTTTCTGCCATCTCTTTCATATCCTTTTGCATTTCGGGTAATTCGCTAATATCCCACTCTATTACTGCATTTTCGTATCCTTTGAAACGTGGTAAGAATTTACTATTTAAACCTTCTTCCAATATTTTTAAATCGGGTTGGATATTGTCTGTAACTACTTGTTTACGTGCTTCTCCTGTGTCACTACTTCCTAACCTTGCTTTACCATCGTTGTTAAGCAATTCATCAGACCAACCAAGAACGTTACAAATTGTCTTTCTGTCCCAATCTAGGTACATAAAAGGCTTTAATTCATCGGCGGTTAATGAAATACGTGTAAATCCTACCTCAGCACTTGAACCAGCAATACGTCCAAGAGGTGCGCTTGATGCTTGCATTTCTGTTAGTCTATCCTTTAAGCTTTGCGCTTGTTCAGGTGATAAAGGCGATGTTTTACCGTGAATAAAGCCAAATGCACCTCCATTTTGCAATGTTTGAATACCTAAATCAATAGCGCTGTTTTGGCTGTTTATATTTCTTAATGCAGCTCTCAAAGGACTCATTCCGTATAAATGCTCGCCGTTAAAATCAAAGTTAGGGTTTGGAAATTTAAAGTGAATAATTTGCTCAGCAGGGAATTTAATAAAGCTTGTTCCTTCGATTAAAACGTATTCTTTAATTGGATTCTCAACACCTAACAATTCAGCTTTATCTTTAATTATTATTTGAACTAAATGAGCAGGCAACACGTATAATTGAACTGGCACTCCCTTATTGACACCCTCCTCAGGCGACATCATATAAAAATAGCAATTACCTGTAATTCTCATATAAACTTTGTACAAAAACCAAATATCAGACCACGTTTGAAGCTCATTTGGTCGCTCCATAGGAAACGCCATTTCTTCGTCTTTGTATGCTTTCGTTTCTAGCTTTACACGTTTGATAAACTGGCTTAATGATAGATTGCCTTTAGTAGCTAAATCTAAGTGTTTAAGTTTTCGGTATTGTTCTTTATCATCAATCTTCTTAACGAAATAAGGAACTGATACGGTTTTCGTTGCCATTTGAGAAATACAAGCGTAATGATTTACCACTTTCAATTATATTGAAAATGTTCTTTAGTATTTCTTCTTTTTGTTCTTCACTATATGCCATAATTCAAAGATACAAAAAAAAGTAATAAAAAAAACACTCTTGGCGGAGAGTGTTTTAATACAAGTAATAATAACTAAAAAATAATTTATATGAAAGTTCAAATATAGGGAATAATAATTAAAATCCATAACACAAAAGACAATATTCTTTGAAGAAAAATAGGGAAATGATTATCTCTTATGTCAAGTAGTTTGTCTTGGTCTATGCCGTTAGTTATAAAATAAGTCAATCCGTTGTCTTTAATTTCGAAATAAATAAAAATTACGCAAAAACATATTGATATAGGTAATATTGGTAGTAAATACAAGTCTAATAAATAATCTTTAATTGTTTTCATTTGTTTAATATTTTATATACAAATTTTAGTCTTTTTTTTCTTATTTTATACTCAGTATCTGCTATAAAACACAAAACAAAGTTGTAATTTGATAGTTATGCTATGAGTTCCTCTGTTGTGTAAAGTATATATTGTTGTAAATTATAGTGGTTA